TTGTGGGATCTCTTGCAACCTAAGGAGCTTCTTGTAACTTGCTTCTATGCCCGGCGCGGCGGTTGGGATATCGTACCCACTCGCGCTAGCAAGAAAAGTTTGCTTGATAAAGACCTTATTAATCCAAAGTCTTATTACTTTAAGTTTCCTCGTCAATAACTTGATAAAAAACAACAATAATATAATATACACATATGGACAATAAACTTATCGTATTCCTAGATAACATTCAGCGCACGATTGTTGCGTCTCTTGTAGAAGAGACCGATCGCACTCTTACTGTTAGTAAGCCTGCTATTCTTAATGTAACTCCTACTCAGGAAAAGAAACTCCAAGTACAGCTTTATCCTGTTATTTTTAGAGAGTTTTTAAAGGACCGAGATATTTTTCCTTCTTGGACTTATAGTAAGTCTGCAATTACAATTTCATACGATCTCGTATTGGAGCCTAATCTTGTTCTTCAATACAATGAAATGTTTAAAATTGTAAAGAACGAGCCTGCTCCTACTATCAAGCTTTTTGACGCTGACGAAAAGTCTTAATATGTCGCCACGTAAAACCGATATAGAAGAGACTAAGGCTATGAGCCTTAAGGATATCTTTGAAGCAGTAGATGCATTAAATGCAGATGCATCTCTGCTCTCAGAAGAGAATTCCTTATCGATTGTAAGTGATTGGATTGATACTGGTTCTTATGCTCTTAACGCCATTTTCTCCGGTTCAGTTTATGGCGGTGTTCCTGTTGGTAGGATTACCGGTTTTTCTGGTCCTTCTGGCGCTGGAAAAACACTTATTATTAATAAGATTATCGCCAACGCGCAAAAGAAAGGCTATTTTGCAGCTATTTGGGATACAGAAGCAGCAGTTGACCGTCAGTCCGCAGAAGGGGTCGGTATTGATCCTAAGAGGGTTAAATATTATCCTGTTGAAACCGTGGAAGACTGCCGTAATCAGGTTGCTACTTTTCTTGATAAAATTATTGCTGCAAAAGATCCTAATCTTAAGGTAATCATTGCAATTGATAGTTTGGGCAATCTTGCAAGCGCTAAAGAACTTAGAGACGTCACAGAGGGTAAGGACGCAGCTGATATGGGTACCAAAGCTAAGGCTATGAAGTCTATGATGCGTGCTCTTACTTTTAAGGCCGCTAAGGCTCGAGTGCCTATTTTGTTTACCAACCATATCTACGATAACCCTACCTCTCTTTATCCTGAATTGGTTAAAAAGCAGTCTGGAGGGTCAGGCCCTATTTATCTAGCGTCTCTTCTTGTACAGCTTGCAACTCGTAACGAAAAGATTGATAAAAATGAAGACCAAGAGGCTATTGGAGTCGCGCATAACGTAAGCGGCGTTACATTGTCAGCAATGACCGTTAAAAACCGCTTTGTACCTCCGTTTCTTAAGGCTGAACTTTATAATAATTTCCGTAGCGGCTTGTCTCGTTATGCAGGTTTAGGAGATATGGCAATCGCTATGGGTGTTGTTACAGGGGATAAGTCTTATATGTTAGGGACAGAAAAGATAGGTTATAGAAAGAACTGGGAAAACGATACTGAGTTTTGGGAAAAGAAAGCGCTTCCGTTTCTTGAACAAACTCTAAAAGAAAAAGTATGTTATGGTTCTGCAGCAGGTAGTGTGCCAGTAGTAGAAGAGCCAGAACCTGGAAATGAGTAAAAGTTAAAAATAAAAAGCTAAGGGAAACCTTAGCTTTTTTAATCTCTACTATATAATAAACTTATGAAGAAAGAAAAGCTTCGAGTAAATACAGATTTCTTTGAAAACATTGTAGCTTGTCAATGTTTAACCAATTCTTATTATACTTCTCTAGTACTAGACTATCTTTCCCCGGAAAACTTTAAAAATACAGGTAATAAACTCGTAGTTAGTATTGTAAAAGACTTCTACACAAAAAGACGTGTACTACCTACGATTACCGAGATTAAGACCTATCTTTCTAAAGATGAAGATTTAAAGCTTTTTAAAGAAACAGTAACATCTTACAAGCAGTACGACAGCGCCTTAAATATTGACGAACTTGTAGCAAATACAGAAACCTTTTTTAAGGAGAGATCTGTTTATAATACTGTACTTAAAATTGTTGATGATGTTACTAATGAAAGATCCGATTATAGTAAGTTTTTACAGTGGTTCGAAAAGGCGTGTAACATTACTTTAGTAAACGATATAGGTTTGGATTTTTATGGGGATTACGAAAAGGTAATAAAAGATCTAGGTACACAATCTGAAGTTATACCTACTGGTTGGTCCTTTATGGATGAAAAGATCGGTGGTGGCTTGCAGAAAAACGGCCGAGCATTGTACTTGTTCCTTGGCCCGACCAACGTAGGTAAAAGTATTTTTCTAGGCAATATAGCAAGTAATATGGCACATCGAGGTCTTACCACTGTACTCATTTCGTTAGAAATGCCTGAAATGATGTATGCTAAAAGAATTAGCAGTCACTTGTCTAAAATACCAGTAGAAAATATACAGCAAAATATAACTTCTCTTGAAGCGTTTTTTAAGGAAAACGTAGAGACTCATCGTAAGAAACTCATTATTAAAGAATTTCCGCCTAAAAGTGTAACAGTAGGTAACATTAAAGCATATCTTGAATCTCTTGTAAAGGCTGGTATAAAACCGGATATATTAGTTATTGATTACTTGGGATTGATTAAGGCTAGTTCTGGGGAAAACTCTTATGAACAAGGTAAGGCAGCTTCAGAAGAACTAAGAGCGCTGTCATACTTTTTCAGTATGCCTGTGGTAAGTGCTATACAAACTAATAGAGAAGGTATGGAGATACCATCTCTAGATACTGTTAGCGAATCCATGGGCGTAGCATTTACAGCAGATGTGGTATGGGCTATTTATCAGGAAGAAGGAGACAGAGAGTTAAATATTATGAAAGTAAGCGGCATTAAAAACCGACTTGGACCGCGACACGGTGCTACCGCTATGAGAATAGACTACAAAACACTCTCTCTGTCTGAAGAAAAAGATTATATAGGATTAACTAAGAGCGGTAACGGGGCCGAAGACGAACTATCAGGGTTAGAAGCAAAACTTGAAAAGCTTTCCTAATCAATTAAATACTGATTGTGGATCCAAAAAATATATTTGTTTTTACTGATATAGATTTAGACGGGGCAACAAGCCTGCTAACTCTACATTGGGCTTTAAACGTACCCTATGAAGGGATAAAATTTAAAGCTACAACCGTTACTAATTTTAGAAAAGAATTTCTTTCATGGGCTACTGAAGATAGTCTTGACAACTATAAGGCAGTACTATTTTTAGATTTAGACACGAGTTCAAGCGCTGACTTAATTGATCATAAAAACTCTATTATTATAGATCACCACCAGAGTCACGTACTGAATAAGGAAAAATATAAAAACGCTAAACTACATGTTACAGAGACTACTTCATGTGCAAAATTAGTTTATAATATTTTTAAAGATAAATTAACAAATTTAACAACACAGCAAAAATATTTAATTGCATTAGCTAATGATTACGATTGTTACTCTTTTAGTCTAAAAGAGACATATGATATAAATTGTTTGTTTACTAATACGCAAAAGACTTTAGATAAAACAAGAACACATAAATTTTTAGAGCGATTTTATAAAGGGTTCGATAGCTTTAATAAACAAGAACTAAACATTATAAAGGAATACACAACCGGTAGAGACGCTGCTATATCAGCTCTACAGATATTTGCTGGAGATCTAAGTATAAGTAAACAAAAAGTTAGAGTCGTAGGTACAATGGGGGTTAAATACGTCAATGATGTTTGCGATTATCTTCTAAAAGAGCATTCAGCTGATATTGCATTCTTTATTAATACTAATAACTCTCATGTTTCTTTTAGAAAAAAGAAAACATGTACGGTTAATATGTCTAAATTAGCTGAGACATTATGTCAAGGCGGGGGTCATGAATATGCTGCCGGGGGTAAGCTAACCGAAACGTTCATGGAATTTACAAAACAATTAACTACTATTTCTAGAGATGAGCTTGAAGTCGAAATTATTAAATTTTGTTCTTTTTGTTCTATATTGCACAATAAAAAACTTAATAATGTAGCAATTTTTACCCTTCTTATAAAAAATAATATTTATAAAAAAATTTTTATGAGAATGACTCAGATAGATAATGAAAAAGAAGCAATAATTGTGTTTTTAAAGTATAATTCTAATTTGTGCCGTAGCAAAGTTGTGAGAGAGGTGTTAAAATCATAACACCGTAAATGATCGCAGAAGAAATCTATAACACCTATTTAAGTGTTTCAAGAGGCCATTGTAATAAGCCATGGCGCCCTCGCAAAGACTTCACCGGGTTTTCAGCAACACCGGACGGCATACTTTGTAAAAGATTGGAACTTTTTTTCAAAAAATTTCCTCATATTTATCCGAAAGAGTTTTTCCTTGCGCCTTACTTAGTCTATAAAGATGAAGAATATTTTCCGCTTTCATTTTATACAACACAAAAAGCAATTGCTGTGTTTTCAGCTATGAACAAGCTTAAGCAAGAAGAATTACCCGATACTGAAAACCAGATAGAAGATATAAAGAAAAGCTTGAAACATATAGCTTTAACTTGTGTAGAGAAGAAAATTACATTTGAGCAGTATTGTAACGAAAAACAAGGATATACCTATACCCCGTTCTTGGATTACAATGAAAGAAGAATCAATGTATATGTACTGATAAAGTTGCCTTCTTTTGAGAATATGGTAAACTCATTTAGCCTTCAAGATAAAGAACTTTACTTAAAAGATGTGCATAATAGCATTGGTAAGTTCAAAATGCGCATTAACACATCTACTAGAGCTAAGAGACTTATTGAAGAAGGATTTAAACTAATATCTAAAAATACTAATAATTCCTAAAATACTATGAAAAATACATTCAATGCTAATATGTTCGAAAGCATTAAGAGCGCGCTCGAAAATGCTAAAAATAAGCAAGGTGGAGATTCAAATTATAAGAATATCCTCTCTATTGCAGCTCCGGCTACCTATGTAGTGCGGCTACTACCTAATATTAAGAATCCAGAAAATACTTTCCTTCACTACTATCACCATGGCTGGAATAGTACCTCAACAGGCAAGTATTTCAGTATTGTTTCACCTTCTACCTGGGGAGATCGGTGCCCTGTAAGCGAGCTTTATTTTAAGACTCTTAGAGATGAATCTCTTAGTGAGTCTGAAAAGAATCGTGCTAAGGAAAGTCTGAAGCGTAAAGAAAACTGGATGGTTAACGTTTATGTAGTAAACGATCCTAAGAACCCTGAAAACAACGGAACTATTAAGGTTCTACGTTATGGCCGTCAACTTAATAAGATTATCGAAGCCGCTATTAATGGAGATGATTCTTCTGAATTCGGCGCAAAAATCTTTGATCTCGGACCTGATGGCTGTAATCTACGCATCAAGGCTGAGCTGGTATCTGATAAGCCAGGCGCTCCTAAGTACCCAACATACACGGCGTCTAAGTTCTTAAGCCCTTCAGCTATTGAAAACCTAGATGAAGACAAGATTCCAGAAATCTATAATAGCATTTTTGATCTACAGGCTTTTGTAGAGCATAAGACTGCAGAAGAGATTAAGGGGCTCATTGATACTCATTATTACAATAAGGAGCAGGGACAGACTACTGAAACAGCTAAGCCTGACCCAGTGTCTACTGAAGAAGAAGATGTGCCTTATGAGGACGTCAAGCCGGCACCAAAGGTAGCAGCCAAGCCAGTTACCCCGGCCCCTAAGGTTGCCGTAAAGACTGAAGCTATTACAACAAACGATGATAAAGTAATGGCTATTTTGAACGGTCTTGATAATATGTAATAATGACCGAGCAGCAAAGAAGAGAACAAATTATGAAAATGCGGCAGCAGGCAGCCCCGCCTGCTGCCCCCTCTCTTTCTGATGCAGAAGCAATGAGAATTGCTAGTAATGGCAACGGACTTACGCAAGAGCAAATGATTGCTATTGCTATGTTCGGCAAAGTAGTGCAAAACGATGTTAATGGTATTAAGAAAGCCGGTCTAGGGGATTTAAAGGTGTCTGACGTTGATATGTCAAAGGTAATGCCGTCAGGTATTGCTAGAGCAGCCGGTATGACTATACCACAAGTACCACGGCCGGTAGGGCCTAGCCCGCTCTTAGCACCGGCGATGCCGGTAACCATACCAGCTCCTGTAGTTGAGCCTGTACTAACTGAACCATCTCCGCAATTAGAGTTTGATTTTGATAAAAAAGCTCGTTATATAGAGGTTGTTGAAGCTATAAACTCTCTTGAAAAAAAGATAGATGCTATTAACATTAAGCTTGAACTGCTTCTAGAAGACAATAAAAAAAAATTGAATCTAACTCTAAACGAAAATGGAACTCAAACTGGTTAAGAAAAATTTTGCCGATAATTTTTTAAATATTATTGGTAAGACGGTTGACGTAGCTTCTATTAAGGTTAATAAAGAAGGTCTTTATGTAATCTGTAATAAACCGGAAACTAATATTATTTTACTTGGTAAGTATAGCTACCCTACTAATATTGAAGAAGAAGTATCTTTAAATTTAGGGGATATAAAAAAGCTACTAAGAGTCGTTGACTGCATTGAAGAAGATGATATTGTGTTCAATATTAACTACAATCATCTTTCCTATAAGTCCTCTAGTGTGCAGTTTAAATATCATTTCTTAGATGATTCTATTGTACCTAAGGTTACTTTGAAGAAAGAAAAGATAGAGAACCTAGAACTAGATACGTTTTTCGATATAGACTATAAGAAACTACAAGAAGTACTCAAAGCTAGTTCTTTTACTACCGATACTAATAAGATTTACATTTACAGTCAACCTGACGGTATTTATTGTGAACTCGGGGATAAGGAAAAAAGTAATACAGATAGTATTAATTTAAAGCTTTGTGAAAAGGTAGAGGGTGCACCACTAACCCAAACTTTACCTTTCAATCTCGATATTTTTAGAGTTCTTACTGGTATCCGTTTCGATAATGCACGTATCGGTATCAATCTTAAGCATAAAGTACTTTCTTTTTATATTAAGCCGACTCAAGAAATAGAGTTTAAATTTATAATTTCTGGTCTAGTTAAGTAATGGCCAATAAAATTACAACTCAAAGCTACTTTGTTAAACGACTAAAAGACTCAGGATATGTCGTTTATAAAATTTTTGACGAGTACAGTGACGCAGATCCTCGTAATTGGACTGTAATGATTGATCCAGGACACGCATCAGTGTTTTGTACTTGTTACGTTAATGACAAAAATATGCTTGGAGATACGTACTTCGAGCTTTACGATGGTGGTCAATTTATCCCTGAAAAGTTTAAGTTGAAGACTGACTCGATTGAGGTTATAATTAGTTATCTAGTAAAATATGGAATCAATAACAAATCAGAGCACTACAACCGCAAATAACTCTCGTACGTTTACTTTAAACATGAATCAACCCAGACTCGAACACCCTCTTCTTCCTACTGCTAATAGCAGTATGCTTGTCAGTGATGATGAAAAGAAGATCATTATTGAGAATGCTGCTAAGGCATATGAGAATTTTCTCGATGCTTTACGTATTGATTGGCGCAATGACGTTAACAGCGCTGACACCCCTCGTCGTGTAGCAAAATCATATGTTTGCGATCTCATTAAAGGTTGCTACGAAGGACCGCCTAAGATTACCACTTTTCCGTCTGATGGCTATGACGGCATTGTAAGTCAAATGAATATCCCGGTAACTTCAATGTGCTCTCATCATCACCTTGCCTTTACCGGAGTTGCGCACGTCGCATATATTCCTGATAAGGATGGTCAAGTTATCGGTCTTTCTAAACTTAACCGTATTGTGGAGCATTTTGCGCGGCGACCGCAAATCCAAGAAGGCCTGACTGTACAAGTTCATAAATCTATTAATGATCTTTGTAAAGGTAATCAAGGGGTAGCAGTTGTGCTTAAGTGCAGCCATACTTGTGCTTGCCATCGCGGGGTTAAGCACCACGGCTGCGCAATGATTACTTCTAAGCTCTCAGGCAGCTTCATGCATGAAGGAGCGGCTCGTAAAGAGTTTTATGATTTTATTGCTTCTGCTGAGCGCAATAATAAGTAATATAAATGGCTGGTACAAACAAAGAAGCCTCAAAAGCGAAGGCCAAAAAGCCTTCTAGAAAAAAGATAGAAAATGCTATTCCTTTAGCTAATCCTTCCGTACCTGCGTCAACAACAGCAGTACAACCCTCCAGTGCGTCGCCTGTGCAGTTTACTGAAAACGATCAGAAAAAACTTCAAGAAATGATACTACTTGCAAATTTAGAATTTGCTAAATTAAAATCTAAGATCGTTAAAGAAAAACGCAAAGAAATTGAAGCTTTAGACGATCAAATTAAGGAATTTTTAGGGCCGTATATGTTAATTGGATACGATCTTAATGATAACCCAGTTGAAATAGTTTCTGCAAATACAGCTGCTGAAAATGATGCTTTACTAGAGCGTTTTAGACGGGTAATGTTTAAAATTAATCAAAATATTGCTAATTCCAACGGGGAAGACCCTTATGGAAAAAATTCTTAAGCGAATTAAACTGTTTTTTACTCCCAAGCGCCGGCACATACACGTCGTCTTAGAGGGTAAATTAAAAGGGGAGTGGCTAGTAGAAATAAAAAGAGATAATAAAGAAATTACTTTCTTTTCTTTACCAGATAAATATGTCAGAACAGTTCCTTTAAAAGATTATATCTGGGGTATACAGAATAAAGTAATAGAATGTGTTGATGCTTTGCCTAAACAAGTCTACAATACATGCGTAGCAGAATACAACTATAAAATTACAGATGTTAACGACACTTCTAATAGACGGAAACAACACTCTCCACCGAGCACATTGGGTAGCCAATAATACCGGTCAAAAATTAGTTAATTCGAAGGGAATTAACGTAGGCACTCTTTTCACTTTTTTAAAAACAGTAAAATCCTATGCAGATCAGTTTAATACCAGCTCTATATACATAGCCTGGGACAAAAAGCTTACTAATAAGGTTAATTTTCGTAAAGAACTTACAGGTGGTACGTATAAAGGCACAAGAAATCAGGAGAAAAACCAAGAAGTTTATGAAATAATGGATTCCGTTGTGGAAGCCACCGGGGCTCTTGGTATAAAAAATATTTTTCCAGGTCGTTTGGAAGCGGATGATGTAATTAGCTGGTTATCTTCAAATACTCCCGGTAAAAAAATAATTATTAGCGTAGATAAGGATTTTATTCAGCTAATTAAGGAAGAAGTAGATTACTATAACCCGATTAAGAAAGAAACTATTGATAAAGACAATTTTTTCGTGGTTCTTAATCTTTTACCCGAAGAGTATCTTTATTATAAAGCAATAGTGGGGGATGTTTCAGACAATATAACTGGAGTAGAGGGGTTTGGTAAGGTAAAAGGCGCTAAACTTGCAAAAGCTTTTTGTAAAAATGATGAAAGCGTAATAGCTCCGTATAAAGAGTTAGTACTAAACAATTTGAAACTCGTAGATTTAACCTACGGTATTGCTCAGTACCCTGAAGAGCAGGTCATTTACCAAGAACAAGTTGAAAGCTTAAAAGCGGTTAAGTTTAATATCGAAAAATTTATAGAGGTATGTGAAAATAACGAATTTCCATCTATTCTTAATAAGATGGATAGTTGGCAACATAGTTTTAACCAAAAAAATCTAACAGATGTTTTAAACGGGTATTTTAAACTTTTTGAGTAAGTACTGTATATGTATACTTCAGTAGTGCCTCGACCGGAAACATGCAATACTTGTGGCCAACCTTCAGTACACCCAAGAGTAATGACAGTAACACGTGGTACCCAGATCGTTACTGAAGCTCACTGGATTTGTTCTAGATGTTCTAACAGATTTAAGATCGGTACAATAAGTATTGAAGAGCGTGAAAAGAAGAAAAACTAAAAAGATTTTAGACGAAGCATCGTACTACACTGGGGTATACAGTGGGCAACAGGCTCCTGAGACAATTTCTGCTTACGAGTTTGCAAAAGACAGCGTTCCGACATTAAATAAAATTGGAACACTAAAGGATCAAAAGCCAGGGGTAGTTACCCCGCAAGATTTGCCACATCCTTTGCAAGATTCGGTTAGAGAACTCGCAGATCTCTATTTAAAAGCTCAAGATTTAAGAAATAAAGCTAGAGAAGCTAAAGAACTTCCTTTGTTTAAAGACAAACAAGAAGAAATTGAAGCGTTTCGTCGTAAGCTTAACGGCATAATGGTTGCTTGTAAAGAATTAGCTACCCATTTACACAACTTTTCTCTTGCACCTAAGAGATAAGTAGCTTTAATACGAGTCAATATGAATGACTCGTTAAAAATATTCCTGATTTCGTCAGTTAAAACCGCTTTTTTATCAGGCGTTATCGGCGGAATTGCTTATCTTTTCGGGGGTAACTTTGTAAAATGGTATTTACTTGGTTTCGTCGGTCAATATGTAGGTTTTTATTTGTTTAATACATTCTTAGAATATAAAGCAGCACGAGATATTCGAATTTTACGACTAAAAGAAGCAGAAATTGTTGCGCAAAACCAAATCCGGGTTGATTGCGCTGCATGTAAAAAAGAGAATCAAGTTATAGTAAGATTTAATCAAGAAAATCGCTTTATTTGTGGCCATTGCGAAACAAAAAATTCAGTATATTTGAGTGCAGAAACCGCGGTGGTAACTGAACCTAAATACGAATCCGAACCAATCGTTAATACATCTTCAACAAACGGACTTTAAAATAACATGAATACCATTACTATGTATGAATTCGCCCGCTGGGCCGCTCTTTTAGAAGCAGTTGAAATTATTGCTGAAAAGTGTGAAGATAGAGGGGTTGATTTTGACGGCCCAGAAGGTTTAAAATTCATTAAACCACTAGATATACAGGACTATGTTAATAACCGCACCGATGCTCTTCTAATGAAAATTAAAACTGCTCGAAAAATTGAAAAAAATCTTACCAATATCAAGTATTTGCAAATCGAAAAGCAGTTAAAAACACTAGAAATTACTGAATAATATGAAAGCGAATATTCTACTTAAAACAAAGTGCTATACAATTGGCGCTATGGAATACGAAGACGGGGCAGATTGGAGAGAATTAGTAGAAAACACTCTCAGTCCTCGTAATATTACAGTTTTTAATCCTTATAAGAAACCGTTTCTTAATAACTGCGATGAAACACCTGACGTTCGGCAGCGTATGAGAGAGTCTATGATGAACGGAGATTACGAAAAAGTAACTCAATGGGCTCGAGACATTCGTCGTTACGATCTCAATCTTGTAGACCGTTCAGATTTTATTATTGCAAATATTAACCCGAGTGTTGCTAGTTGGGGAACCGCTGAAGAACTTTCAACCGCAGTAGCAGCTCGTAAACCTATCTTTACTATTATTCAAGGCGGGGTTAAGCATTGCCCGCTCTGGCTTATGGGCCAGCTTAAATATAAGTATATGTATAACAATTTTGAAGATGCTCTTAAAATGCTTACAGCTATTGACGATGGGCTACAGCCTATTGACAGCCCGAGCTGGCGTCTTCTAAGACCCGAACTACGTTAAAATTATGTATTCAGTTAAACCCATTCCTAATTTTTTGCAAATTTTTAATGCGCTCACCGGCGCGCCTCATTTTTCTGTGCACGTTAATAATAAAAAGCTTCATACTTATTTTATTAACGGTAACACTCTTACAGTTAATTACGAGGGCGGTGTTGTTGAAATTTGGGACCTTACAAAGCGGCAAAAGATACGATGATTCCTTCAGGTTTTTACATTATAGATTCATCTGTAAAGAGGATGAATGCGCAAAACGTTTTGCAAGAAAGCTTATGGTATACCGGTAATGGTCAATGGACTTCTTCGCATAGTTCTGCTTCTGCCTTTGAAAAGGTAGAAGATGCAATTACTGAAGCAAAAAAGTTACACGTAGAATGTCCGGTAAAAGTATTGCAAATACAAGCTAATGGAAATAATATAGGAATAGGAGAAATCCAATTCTGACTTAATAAGTATATATGTGAAGATAATTGTACCTTTAGTCCAGTTTCA